CTTCAGGCTACCTCAGATAAATACTTTCAAAACTTTTCTATTAAACTTGATGATAAGGTTCCAAACAATCCTACGGGTCCATCTGGAGAACATGTTTATATAGATCCAGAAACTGGGGAGTTGGTTGTTGAGGCCGTAAACCTAGAGCCAGATGAGCAGATAGAGATAGAAATTACCATAAGTGGTACAATATATGAGGCGGTAATTTAAATGATAACTGATATTGGAAAATCTATAATTGGTAAGTATTTGCTTGGTCAAGCACCAGCATATGCTTCGTACATTGCTGTAGGCTGTGGAGCACAGCCATTAGCCACATCTGATCCATATGGTAACTATGACCTAAAAGAAAATCTTGACTTTGAAATGTTTCGTGTACCAATCTCTTCCAGAGGCTTTGTAAATGATGGCGGTACAGAAAAGTTAGTCCTAACTGCAGAACTACCAACAGAAGAAAGATATGAAATAACCGAAATTGGTCTATACTCAGCAGGATCCAACCCGTCTGCTGGAGCATATGACAGCAAAACAGTTTTTGCTTTTACTCAAGGAGAAAACTGGCAGCACCACACAGCAGTAGCAGCAACATCTATTCCTACTATTACAGAGCCACTTGATGACCCTCTTGATGATAACGTAATCGCAACAACAGATCCAGTATTTCAAACAAATGCAGATAACTCTATATTTTATAAAGCACCAAGACCTGAAAGATATGAACGTGCAAGATTTTTAAATAATGTTATTTTAATACAAGGTGATGATTCAGATCTAACCATTGACCCTTCAACTGGAGGTGCTGCTGGACACTTTATTGTTGAGCCAGGATCAAATCATATTCACTTGCTTAGCCCAGATGTAGACTTTAATAAAAACTCTCCAATTGATGAACTTAGACTTGCATTTTCTATTATCAGCAAAGATGGAGATTCTTCTGCTGTTCCAGATACAGTAAGAATTCTTGTAGATTTTGCAGAAACAGATGCGGCAAATACTGGAGAATTTGCAAGATTTGAGATTGAATTAGAAAATGGAAACGGTACTGGAGCAACATATGATTTTGAAACTAACAGATACTATGTAGCCTCTACTCAACTGCAAGAGTTGTATCAGACACAAGGATTTACCTGGAATGCAGTAACTAGTGTAAAAATATATGCATGTGCAATAGTTTCAGATGTTCCATCTGGAGACTACTATATTGCACTAGATGCTCTTAGATTAGAAAATATTGCAACAACAAATCCACTTTATGGTTTAACGGGGTACTCTGTTGTTAAAAATACAGATGCAGAAACAATTATTAAGTCACCCAATACTAGCAATTATATTGAATTTAGATTTTCTGTAGGTGTAACATAATGTCTGATCAAACAATTAAGAAGTTTAAAACTCCTGCTAATGATCTGCCACCAGTTAATAGCATTACTGAAGGCTATTCTTTAAGATACAGAATTGTGTCGTCAGATAAAAACCGTACATCTCATTGGTCTCCAGTGTATTTAATTCTTCCAGATCAAACATTCGTACCTGGAACTATTGAATTTAATAAGGCAGGAAGCATTGCTAGTTTGGTTTGGGACTCAGTAACAATTACAAAAATAGAAGATGCTGTAACCTACACAATTGGTAAGGCTGCAGAATATGATGTTTGGGTAAGATGGGATAGAGGCGGCGGTAATGGAGATTGGTTGTATAAAGAAAGATTACTAACTACATCTCTTTCTATTCCAATACCTTCAGAATATACTGTAGGTGGAGTAGTTCAACCTTCTGCACCAAATAGACTTAGCGTTGAAATATATTTAACTGGCTCACCTATTGCAAGAGCAGATGGTGCTGCTGGAACACCGTTTTTAAAAGTTTACAGATTACTCAACGAGACTGTTTAATGATATAATGGAGAGATAATGGCTAAAGTACCGCTACCAGAACGAGGACAACCACTAGATGTTACATACATCTATCAGTTAGCAGACGCACTAAATGATGTTTCTACACAGGTTTCCTCAGCAACATATAACTATACTACTGTAGATACAATTTCTGCAGGTAAGCAAAGTATTAAAACATCTGAGGCAAGAGTCGTAGGTGGATATGTAGAGGTTGCAAATAACTCTACAGTAAGTGCTGGAAATGAAAAAACATTTTCATATGATTTTCCATCAGACTTTAAATATGCTCCAATTGCCTCAGCAACAGCGGTAAATATTGGAAATACTCCAGCAGGACAAAATGTTAACGTTATCTTGAAAAGTGTAACAACTTCAAGAGTAGAAGGTATTGTTAGATTTGGTGCATCAGGAGATCTTTCTCTAGCAGTACACCTAATCGTTATTGGTATTCCAAACTAAAGGGGATTGGGTAATGCATTGCATAAAATGCAATGGCAGAATGTTTGTTGATAGACAATATTCTAGCCAGATACATATTGAGACTTATTGCATCTGTTGTGGTTCAAGAAAATTCTTTCATCCACCTTCAGATAGCAAGGAGGGTAGATGGATTTTAAACCAAGAAAACTTGAGAGCAAAGACTACAATAGCCAGCCTGTAGTTACTGGAAATAAAAAAATCTGGTTTCTTAATGGTGACTTAGTTAGACTTTATCATAGTTCAAGATCAACAGGAATGGTTTCTGTTTACAATATTACAAAAGATAGAATAGAAACATGCTTTCGTTCTGACTTTAGAAAAAATAGAGAACGAGCATACACTGTAGCAGAAACTGCACGACTTGTCAATAGGCATCGCAAATATATTCCATTGTTAATTAAACGAGGAGTGATTCCACCACCAATGGGATCTCAACTGGACGGGGTAAGAGATTGGCAAGTAAGAGCATACTACTCTGAATCGCAACTAAAAGAGATACGTGATATACTTGCAAGTATACATATTGGAAGACCAAGAAAAGATAATTTAATAACAAATAACATGACTCCTACGAGTCAAGAGTTGACACGCAGAACTGGCGATGGTATACTGGTTTATACAAGAACTGAAGATGGAAGATTTATTCCAATTTGGAATGAGTCTATATAATTTAGAAATGGGCGGGATAATGGAAAATAGTAATTACGTAGTAACAAATGAACCAACAAAGGTAAATGTAACATTAGGATATACGCTTAATCTAGGAAATTTTCAATCACTAAGAGTTGATCTTGGTGTTGTTGACTATACTCGTGAGGGTGAAACCACAAACGAAGCAATGGACAGAGTCTATGCATTCGTTGAAAATAAGGTAATTGAAAAAGTAAACGAAGCAAAAGCCGAGATCGTAGCAGAGTAAAGTGGCTGAACGCAAAGACCGAATGGCTTTGCTCAGTCGCTACAATAAACTTTACTTGCAGAGATACGAGCAAAAGTCTAATCTCAATTTAAACGTTGAGCAGTGGGCATCAGATGCCCTTGTTGAATCCTATGGAATTTCTGCTTGCTATGACTTACTTGAGTATTATTTTAGTATTGCACAGGATCCAACTTGGAATTTCTTTGCATACAATGCAGAAAAAATCCTTAATGGTAAACTTGATAAAGAACAAGACGACAAAGAACGAATAGAGCGTAGGGCCAGAGCAAAGGAGTGGTTAAGTGAATAATACAGAAGCAAAACTAATCACTGCTGTTTTAACTGACAAACAGGTTCATGTTCTTTTACAGGCAAATGTAGACAATTTACTAAGAACACATAATGATGTGTGGAACTTTATCAGAAATTATTCTGAAGCAAATGGAACGGTTCCGCCAACATCCTTGGTTGTTGAAAAGTTTAGAGACTTTACACCAGCAGAGGGTATTGGAGCAACAAAGCATCATCTTGATGAGTTACAAACAGAATACTTAAATGACAGCCTAAAAGATATTATTCGTAATGCTGCATCTGAGATTCAGCAGGGAGAAGGATCAAAAGCCCTAGAAGAATTAATTACAAAGACTTCTGAGTTAAAGAAAAATACATCTGCAATTCGTGACATTGATGCTACAGACATTGATTCAGCAATTGCATATTTTGAAAATCTAAAGAAGCAGCAAGAATTAGGCCATGTTGGAATTAAAACTGGTCTTCCAGGATTTGATAACTACCTACCTTCTGGAATTATGCCAGGACAACTTGGTGTGTTTCTTGCTTATCCAGGCATTGGAAAGTCATGGCTTGCATTGTACTTTGCTGTACAAGCATGGAAGCAAGGCAAGACTCCGCTAATCATCAGTCTTGAAATGTCAGAAACAGAAGTTAGAAACCGTGCTTTTACTATTATGGGTGAAGGTCTTTGGTCACACAGAAAACTTTCTAATGGAGATGTTGAACTTGACATGCTAAAGAAGTGGCATGAAAGTAAAATACAAGGAAAGCCACACTTTCATATTATTTCAAATGATCAAGGTGGAGAAGTAACTCCTTCAGTTATCCGTGGAAAGATTGACCAGTACAAGCCCGACTTTGTTATTGTTGATTACTTGCAGTTGATGAGTCCAAATCAAAAGTCAGACAATGAAACGGTAAGAATGAAGAACCTTTCACGAGAACTTAAACTTATGGCTATTAGTGAAGAAGTTCCCATTATGGCTATCTCATCTGCAACACCCGACGATGTAAAAGATTTAAGTACAGTTCCAACATTGGGTCAAACTGCATGGTCTAGACAGATTGCATATGATGCTGACTGGGTTTTAGCACTTGGTCGTGGTACCAATAGTGATATTATTGAGTGTGCATTTAGAAAAAACCGTAATGGTTTTATGGGAGACTTCCTAGTACAGGCAGACTTTGATAAGGGCTATTACAGATATAAGGATTTTGAAGACAAAAATGGCTAAAGAGTTATATACAACGCAGCAAATACATAGAGTGCTCACTGGAGCAGGAATTGATATTGAGGCTGAGTATGGAACTGATTATATAATTTTTTGCCCATATCATAATAATAATAGAACTCCAGCAGGAGAAGTTTCAAAAGAGTCTGGATTATTCTTTTGTTTTGGTTGCCAAACAACAAGAAGTCTTGTTGAATTAATTATGCACATGACTAGTAGAACATATTTTGAAACAGTTAGATTTATAAAAAGCAAAGAAACAGAAACAGATATTAAAGCAGTTATTAATAAAGCACTGCATCAAATGCCCGATTTTGTTCAGTATGACGAACTTCTTATTAAGAGATTAAATAAACAAGCACTAGATTCTCCAAGAGCAATGACATATTTTGAAGGTCGTAGACTTACAAGAGAATCTGTGATAAAATTTGATTTAGGGTTTTCTGAAAAACAAGATTCAGTTGTTATTCCTATGCAATCTCCAGATGGAATGTCTATCGGTTTTGTTGCAAGAACAATTGAAGGCAAAGAGTTTAAGAATACTCCAGGACTTCCAAAAAGCAAGATATTGTTTAATCTTCACAGAGTAAAAGCATCTAAGATAGTCTATGTTGTAGAATCTTCTTTTGATGCGATCAGATTAGACCAAGTAGGTTTCCCTGCGGTTGCTACCCTAGGGGCAAATGTTTCATCAAGCCAGATTGAACTTTTGAAACGGTACTTTACAGGTGTCGTATTAGTAGCAGACAACGATGATGCTGGAATGATTATGGCTGAGAGACTTACTGAAAAAATGGGTAACTTAGTTACAATTATTAGACCAGACAAAAAATATAAAGACATAGGCGATATGACAGATGATGAAATTAGAACTCTTGAGTTCCAGTTTGACAATGTTATTGACTCTATGCTAAAATAATAAAACACTTATATAAGGAGAAACATGACTATTGTAAAGGGATTAAAAAATATAAACGCCCTAGTCGACAAGCCAAAATACGAAGGTACAGGAACAAAGGTTCGTTGGGTTAAGTTAGCAGACGGACAAGCAGCAAAGATTCGTTTTGTTAATGAGTTAGATGCAGACTCAGCAAACTATAACGAAGATCGTGGTCTAGCAGTTGTGTGTTCAGAGCATACAAATCCAAAGGACTATAAGCGCAAAGCAGCATGTACTCAGGAGTCTGAGGGTCGTTGCTTTGGCTGTGAGATGGCTCGTAAAGAGCCTAAGTCTGGCTGGAGAGCACGTTTGCGTTTCTACACAAACGTTCTTGTTGATGACGGAACAGAAGAAGCCTATGTCGCTGTGTGGTCACAGGGCATTAGTAAGCAATCAGCATTCAACACAATTCGTGAATACGCACTTGAAACAGGAAGCGTATCCAATCTACAGTGGAAGTTAAAGCGTAATGGTCAGGGAACTGAAACCAACTACACATTAATTCCAAGCATACCTGACTCTGAGCCATTCAAGTGGGATGGCTATGAGTTCTTCAACCTAGAAAAGGTTGTCCGTGAAGTTCCTTATCCAGAGCAAGAAGCATTCTACTTTGGATTTGATACTCCATCTGTAACCAGTACGAATATCGACTGGTAATAGATGAATTACGTAGGTTTGCATGTCCATACACACTACTCCTTAATGGATGGTGTTGCTACTCCAGAAGAATACGTTAACCGAGCAGTTGAACTTGGTATGCCAGCACTGGCTA